TCAATTAGGTTTATATGATAAATTCAAAATAAATAAATCAGATATGACAATTACTAATATTTCAAATGATAGTGCATTATTGTTTTTTGGACTTGATGATATTGAGAAATTAAAATCTATACAGGGTATAACATCTATTTGGGTTGAAGAAGCTAGTGAATGTGATGAAAACGATATTGCAGAGCTTAACAGAAGACTTAGAGGTCATACTAAATATTATAAACAAATACTAATTACTTTTAATCCTATTAGTCATTTACATTGGTTAAAGCAAAGATTCTTTGATAATCCTGCAAGTGTTGCATCCGTTTATAAATCTACTTATCTTGACAATACTTTTATAGATGATGAATATAAAACAGAGATTGAAGATATAAAAAATTATGATATTCAACAGTATAATATTTATGCTTTAGGAGAATGGGGAGTATTAAATACTAATATTATTTATCATAACTTTGATTTTAAAAAACATACTACTGAATTAACTATTGATGATTTTCAGTATCTTTTTTGTGGGGTTGACTTCAACGTTGGCGGAAGTGTGTGTGTTATTTGTGGTATTAGAGATAATAAAGTATATGTGGTCGATGGTTTTGCTGTTCACGATACACAAGCTATTGTAAATCAATTACAAGGAACTAAATATAAAGGTAAAGACTTTATATTGTTTCCAGATGCAAGTGGTGGAAATGAAAGTGCAAATGCTTCACTAACTTCTATTGCTATACTTAAACAAGGTGGCTTTAGAATTGAAGCACCAAGAGCGAATCCACCTGTAAGAGATAGAATTAACTCAATGAATAGAATGTTTGCAAGAGATAATATTTTAATAAATGATAGATTGGAAAAACTAATAAACTCTTTACAAATTCAAGCTTATATGGAAAATGGAAAACCTGAAAAGTTTACAGAACATAGAGGCGGTGCTATTGATGATTGGAATGATGCTTTAGGTTACTTTATACATAAAAAGTTTAGTATTATCAGAAATAATGTAACATCAAGCGATTTCCTAATATGAAACTAAAACACCTACAACACCTTTATAACCATTTAAATTATCTACAAGGCAAAGCTTTTAATTATAATAATCTAAATCAACATTTTAGTTTTTTTAGTCATTATAATAAAGAATTTATAGATGGCTATTTAGTGTTTAGTAAAAATGGTTGTTTTGTGCAGTTGTTAGTTATTGATTATGGTGATTGTTTTGTTGTCGAGGAGTGGGAAGTGTTAATTTAGCTTTAATCCCTAAAATGATATAATTGTTTACTTAATAAAAGGGGAGAAGCAAATGTTAAAAATATGGGATTTAATACCAATAAACAAAGATGATGAGTTTACTTATTATCTAACAAATAGAGAAGATTATCAAGGTATGATTAAAATACCTAATGAGAAAGTTGATAATTTTGAGGGTGCTGTAAAAGCTGGTAGAATATGTAGTGATAAATGGAGGGGAAGATTATGTTAAAAGTTATAAATGGTGGTAAAGCACCAACTAAGGGTAGTAAATATAGTGCTTGTATAGATTTATATGCAAGAGAAGATGTTGTTATTGGTGCAGGTGAAACTGTTTTAGTAGGGCTTGGGGTTAAAATTGATATTAGTGAGGAATGGCTATCAAGTCAAGGAATAGGAATAGATGACGGTGTTCACGATGATGGTGACGCTATGGATTTATTTATGAAAACTCACCAACTAAACCTACACATAAGAAGCAGTATGAGTGCAAAACACGGGCTTATTATTGCTAATGGTACGGGCATAATTGATTTGGATTTTCCTGGTGAAATTAAGATTTGTTTGCATAATCCTATAACAGGTATATGCTTTGATCGTTGTGGAAATTTAGCCTCAAAAACAATAGGAGAAAGAAAGCTATCAAAGGCATATATCAAAAAAGGACAGCCAATAGCACAAATAAGTCTAGTAGAGCATAAGTCATATTTATTTTCAATATCTTCTAATGATGAAAGAACAGGCGGTTTTGGTTCGACCGACTAATTGAACATAAAGTATTATTTAGATATAGTTACACAAAGGATAATATTATGAAGATGTTAAAAGATTTAGGATGTATAAAAAAACAAAAAGACCAAAACAGATACGGAGAGTTTGAATGCCCTATTTGTTTAAAGCCTTATATAACCAGAATTAGTAGTGTAAAGAGTGGATGCTCTACTAAATGTAAAAAATGTTCGTGTAATAAAAAAATATATAATATTTCTGAAGTATTAACTTATGATGCGACGACTGGTAACTTCACAAGAAACATAAGGACTTCAAACAGAGTAAAAAAGCTGGATAAATGTAACAATAAAAATGCTCAAGGCTATATTGCGATAGTGGTCAATAAAAAAACATATTTAGCACATAGACTCGCATGGATATTCACGCATGGAAGTATACCGATTGAGATGGAGATAGACCACATTAATGGAATAAGAGATGACAATAGGATTGATAATTTAAGACTTGTATCATCAAGCGAGAACTCAAGAAATATGGCTATTGGCAAAAAAAATAAAAGTGGGGTTATAGGTGTTTCTTTTTATAAGTCTAGAAATAAATGGAGAGCTACTATAATGAGTAACAATAAGCAAAAACATTTGGGATATTTTGGAAACAAAGATGATGCAATAAGTGCAAGAAAAGATGCAGAAATAAAATACAACTACCATAAGAATCATGGTAGAAATAAAATAGTATAGATATAATAATAGGACAACAAAATGACTAAAACACTATCCTGTAGTAACCACTACTGCAAAGGTTACAAAAACAACCTATGCAAAAGAGCTTTATTGCATAGGGAAAAACTGTATAATAAGCAAATAGATGATAATTATATAACTAAGCGAAATAATACGGAGTTATGTGATTTGTTTATTGATAAGGATACTAATGACTGATTTAACAACAGAAATAATAAAAGCAACAAGCCTACTAAACCGTGTAAACTCAGACACTTACGATACATTAGTAGAACGTTTAGACAATGCACAAGCCCTAATTAATGCAGAGATTATGAAGTATGATACATTGACGCCAAAACTAAAGAAGTTTATAAATGATACTATTGGAGAGGTATATTCCAATTTTGACACTTTAATGCTTAAAGATATTGAAGATGTTGTTGAGGTCGCTTATGATAAGGTTGGTATGATTATGGGTGCTGTTGCTGGGGTTGAGGTTGTTAAGTGGAAAAATGCTAAAGACTCAGTTAAAAAAAGATTAGTAAATCCAAACAAACCAATTTTAGGTAACAATCTAAAAGAAGAGAAAGCCAACCTTGTTTATTCACAAAATAAACGATTAAGGCAAGTTATAGCAGATGGATTTGAAAGTGATTTATCATTACAACAAATACAACGACAAGTTAGAGCTAGTGAAAATGCTAATGACTTATTTGCTAAGATAAAAAGAAATGAGATTAATACTATTACTAGAACTGCTTTATTGTCTAATATTGAAGATGCTAAAAATGAAGCTATGGAAGTGTTTGAAAAAGAGGAGTGGTTTTTAGGGTGGGAGTATTTATCTGTTTTGGATACGAGAACTAGCGATTATTGCAAAATTGCAGATGGATATGTAACTAAAGATAAATCAAAAGCTAAATATGTTCCGAAATCCCATTACAATTGCAGATCTATGTGGAAACCGATAACTGCTTATGATGAAGTAACAGAGCGACCCTCTACAATATGGGATAGCAAAACTGTAAATCATAGGGATGGTTCAAAATCAACTAAATTTAAAGTAAAAGATACAGAGCTTGTATCAAGTAATTTAAAATATATGGAATGGTATAAGCAACTACCAAAACAAGATAAAATATTGATAATGGGTAAACAAAGAGTAGAACTTATTGAAAGTGGAAAGATAAGTTTAAAAGATGCTACTAAGTTGCAGAATAATAGTTTTATATCTGTTAGAGATTTGAAGAAACAATTAGATTTATAAAATATGCTATAATAAAACCAAAAAGGCTTTTATATGGTTAATAAAGTAAGCCCACAAATGGCACAAATGCACTCTAAATATCAACTAATCAACGACCTAAAAGGCGGAGCTGATGCTATTATAGGAGCAGGGGATAAGTATTTATCAAGAGGATTAAGAGAATCTAAATTATCTTTTGAACAACGATTAAAACACAGTCGGTATATAGACTATTTTAATAGTACAGTACAATCAATAACAGGTTTAATGTTTAGTGATAAAGTAGTTTATGAAGACCTAGACCCTAAATTACAGCCATTCATAGAAAATGCAGATTCAATCGGTACTCATTATGATTTAGTATTATCTAAATTATTTAAAAATTCTTTAGAGTTTGGTTTGGGTTTTATCCTTGTCGATATAGCTAAGGGAGAAAAACAATCTTTAGCAGACGAAGTCGGTATAGAGCCTTATGCAACACTAATTAACGCTATGAATGTTATTAGTTATAAAAGTGAAGTTATAAATGGCAAAACTGTATTATCCCAAATAGTTATTAGAGAATTAGTCGAGGAAGATATTGATGAGTTTGAAACTGAAGTAGTTGAACAATTCAGGGTATTAAATAGAGGTTACTATAGAATATTTAGAGGTAATATTAAAGAGGGATTCGGTGTTGTTGAAGAGGGTGAAACAGGCTTAGATTATATTCCATTATTCGCTTTAAACTTAGATGAAGATGGAGGGTTTTTAGATGCCAAACCACCTCTTTATGAACTGGGTACTTTATGTAAGTATCATTATCAAGATTATAGTGAGATGAGTTGGAGTCTTTTCACGGCGAATGTTCCGATAAGAACTATGACAGGAATAACAGCTGATGAAGCTAAGGGCTTAGAAATATCACATAATACAGTTATGAGAAGTGATAATGAGAATGCAAAATTTAGCTATTGGGAGTACGATCCTAAAGCGATTAAATTCACAGCAGATGAACTAGAAAAACTAAGAGGGGAAATAGCAAAAGCTGGTATAGGTGCTATAAGTGGTAAATCTCAAATGACAGCAACTGAAAATGTCTTAGATAATATTAAAACAGAGTCTAAGCTACAAACATACGCTAGAAAGTTAAGAGATGTTGCTGAGTTAGTTTTAATGTGTGTTGCAGATTTTAAAGGTATGGATACAGATAATACGGGGCGTGTTAATATTAATATTAAGCTTAGTTCAGATGTTGATGCTAGTTTCATCACAGCAGTTACTGGAGCTTATGCTAAGGGAAGTATGAGCTTAGATACTATGTACGCAATGATACAAACAGGTAAAATGCCAGATAACTTTGATATTGAAGAAGAAAAAAGTAAAATAGCGGTTGGGGTTTTAGAATAATTTAATCTTTAATTGTGTATAATACCCTTATCAATCAAAGGCACTCTCTCAAATCCTTTGTGCGATATACAATTTTCACAATCCTTGTTTACACTTGACCACTCTTTATAAAAGGGTGGTTTTTTATATCCTTTTAAAAATCTTTATTTTATGTTATAATAAGTTTAATAAATAGTGGATTCTATTTAAATTTATTTAGTATATGGATTTATACGAAAAAGGAACAACAAAGTGAATGAACAGCTTAAACAGTTTTTAGCATTATTGAATGATGCAGAAACACCGAGGGAAACTCTAGTTAAAGGCTTTACTACAGTTCAAGATGCAGCGACTAAACTTAATGACGATTATGTGAAAGTTAAAACAGAACGAAAAGATGTAGGAAGCAAATTAGACAGCGAAAAAGGTTTTAAAAAAGAGGTATTAAGTACGCTTGGATTAGATGATACTGCTACACTTGATGATATTAAAACAGCTTATAATTCAGATAAGAATTTAGAGAAGCATACGGCAAAATATGAAAGCCAAATTAAAGAGCTTCAAACTATTTTATCTGAAAAGACAACATCATTAAATGATATGACTAATAAATATCAAGATTATGAGTTCACATCTTTGATTGAAAAGAATGGTTTAATGGATGATGCTAGAAAAGGTTATCACAGGGATAATGTTTTAAAGCAATTAAAAGATAATCTAATCGTTAAAGATGGTGAATTATATAAGAGAAATGGTGATGATATTGCTAAGTCTATAACTACTGGTGACCCTATAAAAGCTATTGACTTTGTTGGAGAATTGAAAAGTAATGAATATTGGATGGAAGCTTTTGAGCCACAAGGTAAAGCTAAAGGGATGAATACTCCTGCAACACAACCGAGTGGTTATCAGCCAAAAGAGATAAAAACATCTGATTATAAAGATGTCGGTGCGTTTATGAAAGACGCTTTTAAAAACATAAATAATTAAAGGAAAAACAAATGTCAATATTAAGTGCAGATTTTTTAGCAACACTAAATGAAAAGGTGGTTAACCCAGCTTTCGAAGTAGCTAGAAGCAATATTATAGGAGTATCAAGAGTTATATCTGATATTGATGCAAGAAGCCCAGAGAGTGGTTATAAATTCTCTTGGCTAAATCAACAAATTGGTGCAGGTGGTTCAACTGTAAATGGTGCAATTTTAGCAGCAGCAACAACTTTAACAGTTGACGATGGTACACAATTTAGAGCAGGTATGGCAATATCTGTGAATGGGTCAGATGAGGTTATGTTAGTTACTGCAATTAGTGGAAATGACTTAACAGTTACTAGAGGGTTTGGTGGTACAACTGCTGCTGATATTGCTGATGATGCAGTTGTAACTATAGATTCAGTTGGTAGAGAAGAAAATTCACTTGGTGTTGATGATAATATGTTTGAACCAGACCCAGTAGAAAACTTTTTTCAAACATTAGATACTCAGCTTACATTTTCAAGAAGAGCTTTAGCACAAGCACAAATCGGTAATTATAACGATATGGAAACACAAATCACTGAAAGAGTAAATCAATTAACAATTCAAAGAAATAGAATGTTGATTAGAGGTAGAAAAGCAACTGCGACTATCGGTGGTAAAACAATATCTTATTCAGGTGGTATGAATTATTGGTTAGAGCAAACAGGTGGCAACACTGTTGATAATGGTGCTGCGGCTTTAACACTTGCTAAGATTGATTCATTAGTTGAGCAAACAGTTTTAAGAGGTGGTATGACTAATACTATTGCAGTTAATACTAAACTTGCTAGAGTTCTTCAAGGTCTTGTAAATGCTAACTATGGTTCACAAAGATTAAGTGAGTCACAAACAGATAGAGGAGCATTAACTCAATTAAGTTCTGATTTACCAATTTTAGGACAAATCAATAACATAGTTGTTGATACTAACTTAAATGATAGTGAGCTTATTATGTTTGATTCATCTAAACTTGGATTTGTACCAATGGCACAAGGTAACGCTAACGCTTCTGGAAATTGGAGAACATTGGATGCTACTGCTAACGGTCAAGATGGTGAGTCATTAAGAATCGTTGGAGATTTTGGTATTGAGTTTAAATCGTTTAAAACACACGCGGTTAGACTGAAAAATATAGGTTAGTATTATGGCTAAGTTTACAAGTAAAAAAGTAGACTTAGTTGTATCTATTTCAGATGGTTCGTATATTAAGTTTAAAAAAGGCGAATATACAGCAACTAAAAAAGCAGAAATAGAAGCACTAAGAAAAGCTTTAGATGTTACTGAAATAAAAGCAACCCCTAAAGCTAGAACTGTTACTGATATACTAGAATAAGTCTAGTTTAAACAAATGGAAAAGGGCAGTTAAATAGTTGCCCTTTTTTTATATATAAAGGAATACTTATGGATAAAACTATAAAGTGGTTTGAGGATAACTGGAAAAATATCGGTTTAGTTGTAGCGATTGGTGCTATTGTTTATTTAATGTTGCCACAACCTGTTAAGGTAGTAACACCAACAAAAGATGTTAAGGTAGCACAAAAGAAACTTGCAGATAGTTTAGTTAAAAATGCAGAGTGTTCACCTGCTAAGACTGAACACATTATACAGTTAGCTAGTTTACCGACACTTAATGATATGTTACCAGCTAATGCAGTTGTGTACGATATGGATACATTCCAACTTATGAAAACAGAAGTTAAAAGCGACAAGGAATATAAATATTATAGAAGATATGGAAAAGTGGATACTTATTTAACTATCGCTACACCAAAAAGTAAAGAGTTGATTAAGGTAGAAGCTAAATAAAAAAGGTGGGGTTTAAAATAAACTCCCCTCTTTAGTGTTATTATCTCTTGACTTCTCTATCTGATTAAAAATCATCTCCATAACATTAACACTTATACTGTTTCCAGCTTGTTTGTAAAGTTGACTATTGCTAACTGCAAATTTAAAAGTATCGGGAAAATCTTGCAATCTAAAGCATTCTCTTGGTGTTAGTTTTCTTATTTTAAAATCTTCTTGTATCTTAGGTTGTCTATTCCCACCCTCCATAGTTGGTAAGGTTGGACTTAATCCATCTTGACTATATACTCTTTTGATTGAATCGTTGCCTTTTATGTTAAGTGTCCCAATAGGGGTACAGTTCGGTTCAATAATACCATTTGGTTCGCTTGCTCTTAAACAATAAGCAACTTGACCCTCTATTCCTATGCACTCACCCCTTGATTTGCTGTTTCCTAGTTGAAGTGGTATGGGTTCTTTATTATTAGTAAATCCCTCAATCATCTTATCACTCAAATAATACTTATCATCAACTTCATCCTCTAAAACATCTTTTAATCTTTTTTTTAACTTCATCTTAGGTGCAAAACTAAAATTATAATAATGTTCAGTATCTTTAAAACCAACTAAAAAGATACGCTCTCTGTTTTGTGGCACTCCATAATCTTTAGTATTTAAAACTTCATAGTGACAATGATAACCCATATCTCTAAAAGCTTCTACAAACTCTTTTATAGTTTTACCACCTTTATCACTTAACATACCTTTCACATTTTCATATATAAAAATAGGTGGTTGTATCTCTTTTATTATTCTAATATACTCATAAATTAAAACACCTTTATTTCCATCAACACCAGCTCTTAATCCAGCTAAAGAAAAATCTTGACAAGGCGAACCACCTATTAAAATATCAACTTTACCTTTATATTGAGTGCCGTCCATATCTGCAATATCTTTGTGAAAATGTTTATCTTCTATTTGATAATTAGCTTTAAATGACTCTCTTGCATATTTGTCCCATTCACAAGCAAAAACTAAATCTAAGTTATCATATACTCTTGATGCACCTTGTTCGGGTGAACCTATCCCACTGAATAAAGTACCTATTTTCACAGCTCTTCATACTCACTAAAATTATAATAAACAAAATTATAATTCTCTTTATCAGTTATACTATCTTCTAAACTATCTATTAAAGATTTTAACCCATACTCATCATCGTACTCACAGTTATCAATCTTCTCTTGTGTCATATCTATTCTAACTTCTTTCATTAAAGACATCATTTTAGCTACATCTTTAGGGCTTATATCTTTATTTAGGTATTTGCTCCATTTATCGCTAATTGGTTTAAAGTTATCTCCATACATTGCTTTACGCTGCTTTATTGTTTCAATATTCATCTCTTAACTTCCTTATTTTATCCCGTACACCATTTACAGGTCTATCTAATTTTTTAGCTATTTGCACACCGCTTAACTTATCAATATTCTTTTTAATAAATTTAATCTCTTGATCCGTGTAGAATTTACCACCGATTCTTGCCTTGCCTTTATCGTGTATTTTTAATATGGCTTTAGCTCGTGACTTATCATAATCACTTCTATTTTCATAATGCCATTTGTATTTATGGTTTTCATTACAAAATACTTGATTATCTCTTGCAGTTTCAAACTCTTTATTACAATATTTACAAGTCTTAGTATGCTTATCTTTTAAATAGTTTTTACGATAATATTTTTTATTTTTGTGCCAGTTTATACGATTTTGTTCATTTACGCATAATCTACAATATGCTCTATCTCTATGAGTTGGTTTATTACAACCATTTTTACATAATTTTACTTCTTGCATTTCTCTTCCCCCAGTTTATAAGAACTATAAAAAAACGCACCACTTATAAATATTTGGATAATTACATAATACCACGCTAACTTAACTCCACTTGCATATTCAAAAGTATAAATTAACATTGATAATAAAAAGAGTACCATTAGATAGAATCCAAACAACTTATTTATATTATGCTCTATTAATGTAAAGAATAGCACTTTATAGTCTTTAGTTGTAACAGTGGTAGGACTATCTTTAATTGTTTCATAAATAGCACCACACGCATTACAATGATATAGATCATCTTGCATTATTAATGGATTGTTACAGCTAGTGCATTTCATAAGTACACCTCATATAAACAGGCTTAATTCTCTTGCTATAACTACCACAAACAAAATTAAATCTAACCTTACCTTTTCGGTGCACTGGCTCTAAACATATATAATTATTATTTATGATTATACTCCTTTTACAGTCTTTACACATCACACAGCCTTTTTAATAAAATCTTTGATATTGCTACCCTTAACGATATAACAATCATCATATTGAAACTCTTCATACCACTTAATAACTTGCATTCTAGTCCTACACTCTGCTACTATTATGTTATTTCTTATTATTAGAAACATTGTTTATCTTTATTATCTAATACCCATTGACAAGCTTTGAAGATTGCTCCTGGTTCTGTGTCTGCATAATATCCGCTTTTTTTACTATTAAAATTTATTGTGTTGTGTCCTATCAAACATCTGTATTCACTACTATCTTGTATTTTATAAGAAGCTATTTCACAACCATATCTATAAGCCCACTCTTTACACTTATGAGCTAGTTCGTAGATGTTTATATTCCTACCCTCGTTTCCTCTCTTTTCAAAAAAATCCCAATAAATTAAAATATTATCTTCACATAGGTCATCTTCTCGTATTTCTGACATTACATTAATACCCAACACCTCACTCAATAACTCTTTACTTATTATCTGTTCCATTCTTAAACTCCTTAATTAATTTTTGTTCTTTCTCAATTTCTTTTTGCATTTGCTATCTGTCTTTGTTGGTCTTTAGTTGGATAATTAAGCATATAAACTAATCCTGTATGCCATATTTAGCATACTGTTATTAACTTCTTTCATTTCTTCGCCTTTATCTAATAATCTATCATATAATGTATCATAGTCTCTAATTTTAACAGCTACAACAGCTTTAAGTCTTTTATTTTCATCTTCTAATTGCTTAATTTTTTTATCTCTTTGTGTAATCATTGAACTAAACAATTCATTTTTTTTAATCACATCTGCACATAATTGTATTAAACTCTTACTATCTCTTTTCATCTTCCACACTCCTAACTAATAGCTTTATAATTATTCCTAAAGCTTCATTTTTGTTTTTATAAGGTTTGCAACTATCTAAGGTATATAAACCGCCTTGAATCGTAAAATGGCAAATATAAGTAATGCCATTATGGTTAGTAGATAAAATATGATTATCTACTATTGTAGAACTATTTATATCAAAGTTATTTTCACTTAGTAGCTTTTCTAGATTTTCATAATAGTGTATCATTTAGAATCTCCTTTAAATCTTCTCTAAAGTCATAAGAATAGTTATATTCAGCTTCTTTTTCTAATTGTTTTATGATAGATTGCATCTTTACTAATCTATTATCTATATCATCTATAAACTTATCTAAAGCTTCCTCTTTTTTTCTATTATCTTCCATATATTTGTTTAGGTAAGTTGTGTTAGCGTCTTGCATTTTCTCTCTCCTTGTTTTGATATTTTCTATAAATATTTATTAAATCTATACTCAATTAATGGTATTAGCAATTCGTATTCTTTTTTTGACTCATCTGAATTGTCTTTTTCAGACACTTTTGCTTTAAACTCATCTATAGTACCAATAAAACAACCTCTTGTTATATTGTAACCGTCTTTTGTTTTAAATACAGTAAGTGTTGCTAATTCACTACCTACTTTTGAAATCCACATTATTTCAGCATCTCCTGACACCAAAGCATTATCACATACCCTAGCATCTCCTGACACCCTAGCATTATCATACACCAAAGCATCTCCAGATACCCAAGCATTACCATATATCAAAGCATTATCATACACCCTAGCATTACCATATATCAAAGCATTATCATACACCCTAGCATTATCATACACCCAAGCATTACCAGATTGATACAGATTTTGTTCAGACTCAATATAGCCACCTAAATCACCTGCTTCCACTGTCAAAAATGATTTTAGAGCTACTATTCTAAATAGCTTCTTACCCTTTATCTCTATATAATCATCTTTTACTAATTCATATTTCTTTACACTCATCTTATTTCTCCTTGTTTTGATAAGATAATTATATACTTTTAAAGATTAAATATAGTTTAAAGCAACTTAACAACCTATTTAAATTTTATAAAAAGATATAATTAAAATAAAAAGAGGTGTCAAAATGGCAATAACCTTAGATGCGACCGTCGGTGGCACTGATAGTAATAGCTATGTTACGCTAGATGAGTTTTATAGCTATTTAGAAATTAGAGCCAATGTAAATTTAACAGATTATAATGTAGATGATGAATTATCTAAAAGCTTATTGATAAGTGCTACAGATAGAATTGACTATGAAAGTTATGACGGGACTTTATCAAATACAAGTCAAGCTTTATCATTTCCTAGATATGATCTACCATTAATTGATGGTAGAGATGTAGATAATGTTATACCAAAGAACATAAAGAAAGCTACCTTTGAGTTAGCTATACATTTAAAAAATGTTGATATTAGTAAAAAAGATTTAATCGACGCTCCAATAGAACAATTATCTGTTGGTAGCATATCTTTAAAATACAAGATAGATAAAAATGATAATTCAACAAATCCATCTAATGAGTTGCCAGATTTTGTATTATATTTACTTGACCCGTTAAGTTATACGGCTGGTAATGGTGTTGTTCAGGTGTTTAGATAGATGTTCACAAAACTAAAACTTAAAAAGATAGATAAAAACTTATATCAATTAAAAGATGATTTGCAATATGGTAGTCATATCGTACCAAAGGGGTATAATACAGATTTAGCAACGACTCCTAAATGGATACACAAAGTTTATCCACCAAATCACAAACATTATACTAAGTCTAGTATTGTTCACGATTATCTGTATGATTATAGTGATTTTAGTCGTGTTAAATGTGATTGGATATTTTTAAAAGCTATGAAAGATGAGGGGTTTAATATGTTTGGTAGATGGGTTTTTTATTTTTCGGTTAGAATTTTTGGAGGTAGGTATAGATGAATTTAAGTACAATTTTACCAATCGTTAAGCAACAAATTAATAATTTCGGTAGTGATGCGGTTTTAAAGGGTGATGGAGCAGGTGGAACTTATGATGTTAATACGGGTCAATACATTACAACAGCTAGTGAAATACCTATTAAGATATTAATTGACACTTATTCAAGTGAAGAGGTTGGCTCTGAGATATTAACGGGTGATGTTAAAATTACTGTATATTTAGAAGACGAACCAACAACATCTGATAAGATTGTTTTTAGTGGATTAACATATAATATAATAAATATACAGCCTATGATTGCACAAAATACTTTGTTTTATTATGAAATTCACGCGAGGCTTTAAGTATGATAAAAAGTAATTTCAAAAGTTTTCAAACCAAACTAAATAAAAATATAAATGCTAAGATAAAAAAGCGTGATGATTTTGTTAAGGGTGTTATCTTTAGTGCATATGGTGAGATATTAGTGGGTATGCCCGTTGATACTTCATATCTAGCAGCTAATACATTTATTGATTTTGGCGGTTATACTTTTAGAAGCTTAGACGGTGAAAAAAGACCTAAAGATGCAGATAGAAGCAAATATGCACCAATAGTAGATAAACACGAATCAGAGGCTAAAGCCAAAATAGATGAAGTGAATCTGTCTAAAATTGGAAGTATCAATATACATAATAGCTTAGAGTATATGGATGCTATTGAAGAGGGTCATAGTAAAAGAAATAAAAAGATGTTTTATAAAGCAACTAAAAGAGCTAAACTAAAACTAAAAAGAGGATATTAAAAAATGTCAAAAGAGATAAAAACAGCTTTAGAGAGTTATTTGAATAGTAATGTAACTTATAATATTATGTTTGAAAATGTACCCTTTACACCAACAGATACATATATTCAAGTGGATTACGAACAAGATACAGCATATCGTAAAATAATAGGTGGTATTAATAATATTGAAGAGCTTGGGACTTTTTATATTTGGGTGTACACTAAAAAAGATATAGGGCGATTTGATATGGATAATATAATAGCAGAGTTGATCCCTTTATTTAGTGAACAAAAAATTAATAATGTAACTACTTACATACCACAAATCATATCGCCACAAATAGTTGGGGAAAAATATAGAGGTGGTATAAGGGTAGATGTTAGATTATTAACAACCTATTAATTTTTTAATCTTAGTTATAATTATCTAAATTTATAAAAAAGGATTTAATATGTCACAAACTCAAGGTTCATCAAGTAGAACTTCTTTCGGTTATGAATCAGCTTACGGTGTAGTTGCTACGGCTATGCAACAAGTATCAGTTATTCCAACTGTATCACTTAAACAAACACAAAATCTTAACGATAGTGCAGTCATAAGAGGTACAAGGGATATGTCAGAAAGTTTTCTTGGTTTTAAAAGTGCAGAAGCTTCAATGTCAGTACCTCTTGATAGTGTTGCAGTTGGTCACTTCTTTAAGATGACTTTAGGAACAGCATCAGCACCAGTTGACAACTTGGATGGTACTTATACACATACATTTACTAGAAATGATACAACTTTACCATCTGTAAGTCTTGAATTAGCACATCTTGATATTTCTAAATATAAAAGAGGTTTAGGATTTAGAGCTAATACTATGAATTTAAGTTTTGGTGATGAATCAGAACAAAAACTAGATTTAGCATTTATGGGTAAATCTGTATCTAATGAAGTTGCAGAAATTGCAGCACCAACAGCACCTGCTTCATCTATTCAATATGAGCCTTTTGAAGTTAGTATTAGTGGATTTCCAACTTTAGGTATTAAAACAGGTTCTTTATCATTTACAAATAATCTTGATGGGGGTCAGTATGTTATCGGCACAAACGGCGAAGTTGCAGATATCCCTGCAGGTATGATCGGTATTAGTGGTTCATTTACTTGTTTATATGATGAAAATGTAGATGCTATTCAAGCAGCTGCCGCAAGTGGTACAGTTCAAAATATGTCAATTGATTACAGTGATGGTACAAATGGAATTAATTTTATTATGCAAGAAGTAAAACTAAATGCAGAAACAGGGTCGGAAGTAACAAGTCCATTAGGGCAAGAAGCTACATTCAACTTTAATGCGTTCTGGAAGTCTGGAAGCAACAACAGTGCTTTAACTATTGCAGTTACTAACGATAAAGCTACTGCTTATTAATATAATTTCGCCCCATCTTGTTTTCGTTGTTCTTAGATGGGGTATTATGGTAAATAGAACAACAACAAATTACATTTAAGGAACAACAATGTTACAATTAAAAATTAAAAAAGCAAATACAGTTATAGTTGATGGTAATCATCCAAATTTTATAGGTACACCACTTCAAGGTTTAGATTTTAAAGTTGAAATTGGAAACAATATGACTAGAAGTCAGTATCAAAAAGCAATTAGAGATAATGATGGTAGTGATAAAGCAGTGTTTATGCTTCATATTATAGATCACGATATTGTATTTCAAAATGAAGATGGTTCTATTATAGATGATTTTAATGAAACTGTTGATAAATTATATGAAGATAAAAATACAGTACCACAAGAGTTATTTAATACTATTTTTGAAGAAATATCTAAATATTTAGGTATCAAAACTAAAGAAGATGAAAAAAAAAGCGATTCAATAGAGAATATGCAAGATGGAACGCAAGAAGCAGAAACAACTGTTCAGTCTGCGTAAGGTCTAGCGAAAAGCATAAGGTATCTACACCTTGTAGATTAGATGAAGCTCCCAAAGTAAATACAAATATGTATAAACAAGAGGGGGCTTTTTTTATATGTAAATATAATCCACCAAAAACCAACTTAACACAATCTAGTTTTATTAGTACCTATAACCAAGTCTTTGGAATGCGGGATTCTATGGGGTCTTTATCTTGGGACTCAGTAAGTAGAAAAGTTGAAAGAGATTATTTTGATGATGAAATTGATGATTGTTTAGATTTTATAAATGATTGTGAACGAGAAATAAATATTAAGAGAAGTGAAGAGAGTAAAGCTAAGAAGTAGCCATCTCTTTTCTCAACAAATTATAATATTCTTTGCTTTTTGCCAAATGTTCACCAGCTTTTCTATGTTCGTTTCTTCTTCTACACTCTAAAAACTTTTTATACTCTTTTTTATACAGTTTTTTATAGTTCATTTTGTAATCCTTATAACTCTTGTTTTTTGATTATCAGCTAGAATTTTTCCTTTACATACTGTAATTTCACCACTTGCTTTAGAATAAAATATTTCTGTTATTTCAGTGGGGCAAGAATCATCATCTATTATATTATTGCTTTCCCCGCAACTGCACTTATAAGTATTATTATCATTTATAAACATTGAAATATCTTCATTTATTTTACAGAAGCATTTAGCATCTTTATATTTTATATAACCTATATTAGATGGTTTACTTGCACAACCGCCAAAAGCTATGGCGATTATTAACAGTTTAGTTATCATTCGCATTTAGTACCATTTTAGTACCATCATTAGAAGATTGATACATAGATACTAAGCCCGTATCAATTTTATAAGCTTTTAAAATACTTCTGTCATCATAACTACATAAAACAAGTAAAGCATCTTGATAGTTATATCCTATTAAATCATAAGATTCTTTTATACTTGTAACCACACAATCTTCATCTAGCTTATCACCGAATTTCATAAATCTTGGATAACTACCCGTGCTAAATATAATATTAGTATCTGTTGCAGTAAATGAAGATGGTTCTTTATCTGTTAATGTCATAGTTCCAATTAATCCACTTTTAGTCTCAATAACTTTATTATAGTTTAGATAAGTAGCTTCTATATTATTATTTGAATCTATAGAATAGGCGTCGTACCATTTAACTTTATTTGTAGCTAATAAATAATCCCACATATCTATATCATAAGTTGGTACTTCTATTGTTGGTTCTATTGAAGTAGTTATATTGTTTTCCACTGTTTGATTGTTTTGTGTATTATCGTTATCGATGTTTATATTTGTACTTGCATCTTCTCCGCTTGTACAACCTGTAAATAGTAGACTTGCTACTGCTATGCTTAATATTGTTTTTTTCATTTTATTTCCTTTTTTATTTTATTATACATTAAAAGTCAAATTCTTGACCATTAAAATTAACTTCTTTTCTTATATCTACTTTTCCTTTGTTGATGTATTGCAAAGCTAATTCTCGTTTTCTTAGATATTTTTCATCTAAGGCAATACTATTCCTCTCATCTATTTTATCTATTAGACTTTGTGTATATTCCATCATATTTATATCTTCTGTTAAATCTCTTATTCTAACAAAAGTTTCTTTATTTGGGGACGATTGGAATATCGAAAGATGGTGTCTTTTTATAATAAGACAGTTCCCACAAAGTAAACTATTTTCGTTTTTTTGCATAGAGTGTTTTTTAGGGGCGAACATTTCCCCGCAAAATGAACACTTACATATTTTGTTTTTATCTGCTCTTCTTGCATTTAACCCTTTAAGTGAATTTGCCACATCAGTATTAGTATGTTGTTGTTCCGCAGTTTTTCCAATTCTGTAATACCCTCCTATTACTTCTTGTCCATCACATTTTGTAGCACCATTTTTTTTCAAAAATTCATCTTGCATTTCTTTTGGTGTCATCTTTCTCTCTCCTTAATTAATCTGTAGTATAATTATATACTCATAGAGATTAAAATTAACTTAAACATCATTACAACCCATAAAAATATTTAAAATTGATATAATAGTAACATAAATAAAAAGGATTTTTTAATGAATGAAAAATTGCTATTGGAATTTGACTTAAATGATAAGTTATCACCTAAATTAACTAAGATAAATAATCAACTACAAAATACTGATAAAACCACTAATAAATTAACTGATACTAATAAGGGTTTAGATAAATCATTTTCTAATACTATAAAAACAGTTGCTACTTTAGCAATTACTTATAAGACGCTTGATGTTGCCTATAATGGGATTATTAAGAATGGTTTAGATTATAATAGACAAATTGAACAGCAAACAGCTGGTATAAGTGCTTTAGTTAGTGCCACAAGTGCAAATGTAGATAGTTTAGGTAATCAATTAACAGCACAACAAAAGTTTAACTTAGCGGGTCAAGAGTCTATAGAAATTATGGATGAACTTCAAAGAATAAACTCTAAACTACCAACAACATTAACAGAGACAGCATCTATTTATAAGTCATTATTACCATCATTTAAAGAAGCTGGTGCATCTCAAAAAGAACTAATAGATTTAACTGAAAAATTCGCTATTGTTTCTAATGTTGCAGGTATAGAAATGAATAGTTTGGTGGCAACTGTTGATAGTGTAGCGAGTGGTACTTTAATCGCTTCATCTGATTTAGGTAAGTTTATGAGTGCTATGGGGCTTACAAATGAAACATTAAAAAAGACTGATGATGTAACTAAATTAGTATTAGAAACATTTAAAGATTTTAATACTTTAGACACTTACGCAACAGCAGTTTCAAATTTAGAAGATTCTTGGGACTCATTAACAGGTAAATTAACTAAAGATATTTTTGCAGGTCAAAAAGAATCTATAAAAGAATTAACAAAAATAGTTGAAAGCTTTACAAGTAATAAAGATGATATGGAAGCCTTACAAAGAACTATTGTATCTTTTGCCAATACAAGTATAGATGCAGTTGAAGGTGTAGTTAATTCATTTTTACAAATTAGACAAGGCTACTTAATACTAGAACAATATGGAACTATGGCGTTTAGTGGTATAGAATTATTTGCTAATGATGTTCAAATAAAAGTATTGAAGTTTATTAGAGATATTGCTTTTGAATATAGTGAGATATTAGGCAAAATAGGTGTAAATGTAAACTTTACAGAAATGACTAGAAGTATTGCTGAATTGGAACAATCAAATGCTAGATTAGTGCAAAGCACAAATAAGAGATTAGAATTATCAGACCAAGAAATAATAGATTTAGAACGATTAAAATTAAAGACTACTGAAATTGCAGATGTTGTAAAAAATAGTTTAAATCCTGCTACTTTACAAACTACAGAAAATATTAATGAAACTGGTAAAGCCATAGATAGTGCCAATAATAAGATGGGTAAACTTATTAAAAGTATTGCTAAACCTGAAACTGTAGAAATCAATATCGGTGGCTCAATCTCAAATGCAATAATAGATGGAATAAATGGAAGTAATTTAGAAGAAATTATCGGAAGTTTATCATCTTCAATGGGTTCATCAATGATAAGCAGTGGAGTTGGTGCTTTAGCTTTAACAGGTGCTATTAATCCTTATGCTGCTATTGGTGGTGGTATTGCTTTAAATGCCGTTGGTGGATTGTTTGGTGGAGGAAGTGATAGAGAAACAGCCACAGAAAAAGCACAGGCAAGGGCAACAAGCGAGTTAAATAAGTTTATAGAAGCTCTAAAGGGAACTATTGATGTTATGAATACCTTTGGAAATATCGGTAGTAGTACTGTTTACGAGTTTGACCGGATGCAGACAGAATATATTAATAATTTAAAACAATATCTATCAAATTCAATAGCATCACAAAACCAATGGTTTACTGATATGGGTAAAATATCAGCTTTGAATTTAGAATTTTTCAATAAAGCAATACCGGGACTAGAAACAGAAGATGTATATTCAGGAGAATTTAATGGGACATCTCAGTTTGCTAAAGTTTTTACAGATGAATCTCAAAAAATTATAGAAGACTTTTTGATTGGAATAGCCCCAGAAAAAGGGATAAAAGCGGGGTATGCGTCATCTAAATTTTCAGCAGATGAGTATACAAAAATACAAGAATTAGACCCTTTAATTAATGCTTTTGTAACAGATAAATTACCAAGTTTTTTAGACTTTTCATCTATGAGTATAGAATCTCTAAACGAAATAGTTAAAGATTTTGACAAAGACGCTTTTGATAAAACAAATAATGCGTTAAACGAATTATCTTTATCTGTAAAAGAAGCAGGTGGTGAAGTGACACAAGAAGATATTGATTTATTTCGTAAACTTTATGACACTAACTTTATTTTAGGGCAAGATTACCAAGAAGCAATACAAATAACAGAAGATTTTAACGATACTTTAGCCGATACCATTAAGCAAATGACATTCGTATCAAACGATTACGAATTAGCTTTTGCTTCAATTGGTGCAACTACAGAACAAATAACAGAACTTAGAAAACAACAAATACAAGATGAGATAGACTTTTTAATAAGTAAAACGCCTGAATTAGCAGATGCTAAAGATGATTTTCTGTCTTTTTATGATGGTATTAGTCCTGAAAATACAGACTTAATAGAATCAGCAGAAGAGATTGGAGATTTATTAGTTGAACAAGCTCAATTAAACTATAAAGTTGCAGAAGCCATTACAGAATCAAACGAAGCTCAAAAAACACTAACTAATCATTATGAATCACAAGCAAATGAGATTATAAAGTTAGCAGATGCTTATTCAAACATATCAGATGAGATATTATCTTTTATAGCTGATTTAAATTATATACCTCAATCTTTATCAGAGATTATGGATTCAATTGGTACTGCTTCAAGTGTTGAAGATATTGATAATATTTTTAATAGCATACAAAAGAATTATAGAGAATCAGAAGATGCTTTAAATGATTTTTACGATTTAGAGATAGATAATATAAATGACAGAATTGAATTAATAGAAAAAGAAAACAGTGTATTATTATCTTTAATGGATTTTGTAGATGATATTAGATTAGAACAATTAAAAAACACTTATTCTACAGATGCTATAAAAGGACAATATACAAGTTCTTTAAGTAGCTTACAAACAGCATTATTAACTAACGACCCCAATGCTGGTTCAATAGCTGCGGACACAGAAAAATATGCAAAAGCTTATTTAGAGTCTTTTGAAGATACAGCTTCAAATATGGAAGATTTTAAATTTGAACAAGGTAAATTGTTAGCTAGTATGGAAGATTTAGCAGGAGGTGGTAGACCTGCTTCTTTAGAGACTTTACAAAAAGAGTTAGTAAATGCAGAAGAAAACAATATACTTGCTTTAGATGAATTAAAAAGTGATGTTACAAATGCTTTGAGTGTGTTAAATGACTCTAGTTTAGATTTAAGAAATGGTTTAAATAGTGATATAAATAATCTAACTAATACAGCTATTGACTTCTTAGGAGAGGGTTCTGCTATTGTAAATTGGTTGAGTACACTTGACGCTAGTGTTAATAATCTTAGTTTTGGGGAATCGGAGACAAAAACAGCCGTTGCAGTGGCTCAAACATCTGCTTTACAATCTAATCCTACTCCATTATCTACTTCTTCAAATTATAATACTTTAAATACCGCTTATAATGAGTTGTTTGGTAGAGATGTCGATTTAGAGGGATTAGCATATTGGAGTGATAGATTAGATAGTGGGTTATCTACAAGTAATTTAACAACTGCATTACTAGGCGGTGCTACCGCTTATACGGGAGAGGGATATATCGACCCTGAGACGCAATTAAAATTAATAGCTAATAATGTTGTCCCTTTTGCAGATGGTGGAATAGTAACAAAGCCAACTTTAGGACTAATCGGGGAAGCTGGATATAATGAAGCAGTTGTCCCATTTAAAGACCCTAGCGACCCGCTGAACATGAAAGCAGTTAGTAACAAGGTTGATAAGACAAACGAAAAATTAGATATACTAGAAAGAATATTAACAACTTTAGTAACAAATAATATAAACACTTATAAGTTATTACAAAGAATAGAACAAAATGGATTAATAGCACTGGAGGAGACAGCATAATGACAATAATACCACTTAAAGATTTATCATTTAACACAACTAACATACCAGAGGATACCACACCCCTTTGGGATGCAGAAGCTGGATATGCAAAAGAAACAATCAGAAAAATAGATACTAATTTATATAAAAACTTTTTAGCAATTGACCCTTTATGTACTTATATACACGATGACACCGACCCTTTAGTGGGTGAAATAACTTATATAACCGCTACTGATGTAGAGGTTGATAGTACAGCGGTTATATGTGTATTAGATGAAACGATAGTGTATGATAAAGGCACAGATTTATATTATGTTTTTGATAATGCAAGTGGAACTATAAATAATGGTGACGGTACATATACAGTTGATTTTAGTACACAAGACCCAGCTTCACCAGTAAACTTTACATCAGTTACGGGCTACAGAAAAGATGTAAATAATCCCGTAACAAGTAGTAATATTTGGTTTGATTTAGGAAAAACTAATAAATATAAAATGCTAGACCAAAGTCTAGGTAGTCAAACCATCGTAAATGGTGATATGGAGATGAGTTTTATAGTTAATAAAATCAACAGTGTTCACTTATTTAGATTATATGGTAGTGCAGTTACTATAACAGTTACACAGATAGACACTTCAACGGTTCTATATAATAATACAATAGATTTAACATCTAAAAATAGTGGGGGGACATTTTGGGGATATTTTTTTAATGACTTTACTTATGTAACTAAATTGTCTACAGATGTACCATTAAATTTTAATATGCTAGTGGAAATAACCATAACAGCTTTAGATGGTGTTTCTAAATGTGGATTAGTAGGAATCGGTAAAAGTGAAATATTTGGTGGTTCTTTATATGGTAGCGGTGTCGGTATGATTGACTTCAGTAAAAAAGAAACCAATGATTTTGGTGAAACTTTTATTGTTGAAAGGGATTTTAAATCTACTAACAACTTAGTAGTTGATGTACTAGCAGGTCAAACGGATAGTGTAGTAAATAGACTGCAGGAATTAAGAGCTACGCCAATAATTTATAAAGGTAGCGATTACACTTCTACTATTATTTACGGTGTTTATAATGACTGGGATGTTGTATTTAGTACACCAACCATAACAAGATTAAATATTAACCTTGAAAGTCTTACTTAATTAGTTATAATAAAATAAAAAAAGGTGATTTATGGCTATTTCTAAAATTACACCAAATACACAAGACTTTCCGACTTTAGGGCAGACCGAAGCAGTCTTTGAGTCCAATACAAGTAACCTATTTGGTAGTTACTTACCACAGTTTGAGACTGAATTTAATAATAGTATAGATGGGATTAATGATGCAATAATTAATATAGATGAAGCTTCTGATAGTGCAGATATAGCTATTGCTAGTGCAAACAATAAAGGATTATGGAGCAACTTGACAGGTGCTTTAAATATACCAGCTAGTGTTAATCATAATAATAGTTTTTGGGTTTTAAATGTTAATTTAGCAGATGTGACATTATCAGAGCCAACAGATATAAATACAGATTGGACTAAAGCAGGAGTTAGTCAAAGTGATTTAGATTTAAAAGCTGATAAAGCTAATCCAATATTTACGGGAAGTATAACAGAAGAAACAGTGGTTGCTACAGATGCACTAGAGCCTGATAATGGTACACTACAATACAGAACGCTTACAGCTGATACTACCTTTACAGATGGTTTAGCTAATGGTCAATCATTGACTTTAGTATTAACCAATGCGGGTTGGACTGTTACTTATCCTACTGTTACTTGGTGGGACAATGCAGATGGTACTACAGAACCAACATTAGGTACTACAGATGAGATTAAGTTTTACAAGATAGGTACTACTTTATACGGTAAGCATACAGGGAGTATTGTATGATAAAAGATAATGATATAGCTATACCTATGCAAGGTGGCGGTGATGTTGTAGCTGAGGGTGTATCATTTGATGGTGCTACTGATTACCTGAGTAGAAGTAGTGATTTAGTTGGAAATGTTGATAGTAAGACTTTTACTTTTAGTGCTTGGGTTTATGTGCCTGAAGATTATGCTCAAGGAGGTAGTGACTATTTTTTATCAATAGGTTACAATAACCACTATATAAGGAGAACTACTTACAATAAAGTAAACTATAAGTTTTCAGATTCTGCAAATTCAGCAGTATTGTCAGGGGCATCAGATATTGGTATTTCTTTATCAACTTTTACTAATATTCTTATTAGTTACGATGCGAACTCTTCAAATTTTTCATTGTACTTGAATGATACAGCAGTAAGTTACTCAAATACTTCACAACTAAATGGCGTCATAGATTTTACTAAGGACATGCTTCATATAATGAGGGATGACAATAGTCAGTATTCTAAAGGCAGACTCTCCCACTTATTCCTAGACTACACATACAGAGATTTATCTATAGAAGCTAATAGAAGGCTCTTTTTGGTGCCTAGCTAATGTGTAAGTTAATAAACAAAACAGTTGCTTCTATTGACAGTAGTGATAAAATATGTTATAATGTTCTATACTTAAATAAGGAAGAACAAATGGAACTAACTAAGAGAATGAAAGACTTAACTGGGCAAAAGAAAGGTAGATTAACTGCCATTAGACCATCACATAGAGACAAGCAAAACTCAGTAATGTGGGAGTTTAAGTGTGAATGTGGTAACACACATATAGCAAGAGGTGCTGACTTTAGTATCGGTAAACAACAATCGTGTGGGTGTTTACAAGAAGAGAATAGATTTAGTCACAATATGAGTAATACTAGAACATATAAAATATGGAGAAGTATGAAAAGCAGGTGTCACGAAAGTACAAGAGCAAGTGATGTGGAAAATTACCAAAACAGAAATATTACTGTTTGTGATGAGTGGAAAGACAGCTTTGAAAAGTTCTATGAAGATATGGGTGAAGCGAAAGATGGATTCGATATAGATAGAATAGATAACAACAAAGGATACAGCAAATACAACTGTAGATGGATAAGCCGAAAAGAGAATCTGCAAAATAGAAGAAATAGCTATATTTGGTGTTATAACGATAAAGAATACGGTTCCGCACAAGACTTAGCAGAAGTGGTAGGAGTAACTGCTGGAACTATAGATAGGTGGGTAAATGGATATACACATAATCAGACTGGCAAATACTATCCACCTAAAGAGGGATACAGTAGAAGACTAAAATATGAAAGAGAGGTAGAATAATGAGTGGATTTAAGCCAAACCCTCAACTGACAAAAGATATACAAGCTGGAATCGGTGTTGATAAGTATTTGGATAATAAGTTTTATGTTGGTAATGAAGAGACAAGTCCAAGCGGAATGTATATTACTAATGATGGCTCTAATATGTATATATGCGGAGAGTCTGGTGACTCAGTAGTGCAATATTCGCTAACTGTTCCATATAGTATACAATCAGCAGTATATACAACTAAGGAATTTAACCCTGCAGAAATGTCAAATATAGAGAGTGTATCCGTTAATTCAACAGGAGATAAACTATACTTACTTGGTGGTTCTGTGTTATATCAATACACTCTAGGGACGCAATTTGACATAGCAACAGCATCTTATGACAGTAAAAGTTATAATTTTAGTACTCAAACTTCTTACCCATATGGATTCGATATGACGGAAGATGGTACAATATTGTTAATGACAGGAAATACAGGAATAGTATATAAATATATTATTACCACTCCTTACGATATATCAACAGCAATAGCAGATAGCTCATTTGATATATTAAACTGTAGTGATTCTAAAGATGTTTGCATGTCACAGAACGGTTCAGATATGTATATACTAAGACAATTAGATGCTTCAGGTTTATTATTACTTAGTATTGTACAGTATACATTGAGTACACAATATGATATAACTACTGCAGTATACAAATGTGAGATGTCATTACCAATTTATCCAGAAGAATTAAATATAGTGGGCGGAGATAACCTGCACATATTGACAAGGAATGGTGACTTTATACAAGAGTTCAACCTATCAACTCCATACGACATCTCAACAGCAGTATATGGATTACCAGCTAACAGCCCACAACAACCTATCCTATACCTACCAATGAAAGATGCTGAAACAGCTCATATCAATGAAGGTACTGGCGGTGACTTTGTACAAAACGGATTAATCGAGACTGCTGATGTTGGAGCAAACCAGCTGCAATGCAAAGCTAGTGAGTTTGATGGGGTTGATGATGATTTATCTTTAGCGGGTACTTTTGCAAACTCTAAGTATATAACGATAAGCACTATTGTAAACAGAAATACACTAGGTACAGTTGATACTATATGTACTATATCGAATGGTCGAATAAGATATAGATTTTTAGCTGATAATACATTAAGGTTAGATTTGACTAGTCCTGGTGGAAGTTCAACGGTTACTAAAATATATAGTGCAGAGCCTAGTGGAAAAAATATAGCTATTGCTTTTTCTTATAATGGGGATACTGGAAATTTAGTAACAAGCATAAACGGTGTTGTAAGTTCATCAACTGAAACATTAATTACTGTAGGGCTTGGAGATTTTACAGGGCACTCAATAGGGAGTTATTTTGGTGGCGATTTAATGGGTGGCTCAATAGGCGAACTATACTTCGAAACTAAATATTACGATTTGTCTACTTTCAATCCATTCTATGATTTAGAAACAAACAAACCTATACCAGTAAGAAAAGCTATGGAGACATTAGGAAGTAATCCTTTGATTTGTATGCCTATTGATGCCTCAGCACCACACATTAACTACGGTTCAGGGGGTGATTTTGTTCTCAACGGAGGTGGGCTTCAGGGTAGTCGTGGAGCTTCTGAATATATCGGAAGAACAATAGTTTCAGATGCTAGTAATAAAGTTACTGGAAGTATATTTTGCAAAAGCTTAGTTAAGTGGATAAACAATGTACCTACATACTTAAATGATGTAACTTTAACTGAAACAGATGCAGGAACAGTTGGATATTATTTTGGATTTAGTGACATTATCAATTGGGCTTTAGAGTCAAATAAGAACTTAGTGACAAATCAACTTGGATACCCTAGACAGCCTAGTCAAGTTATCTCAGATAGCGGATGGACTCCAGTTCTAGGATTATTTTTTGAGGATAGTTCAAACTTTGGATTAAATAGCTATGGTGCTGATTACTCAGTTATAGGCTCTCCAGTTAGTGGTGCAGATGTTAAAGTATAAAGGATAATAAATGATAACTAAAGACACAAGGTTCTGCTTAGTAAAAGATAACAATATTACTAAGTACAATGTAAGACAAAAAGATACGGGTTTAGGTGTTAATTCATCTATAGAAACATATATAGTTAAAGGTTACTTACCACTAGAGGATAATGCACCTACTATAAACACAACTACTCATAGAATAGCAGGTAGTACATATTCAGTTGAGACTGACAAAGTAGTTAAAACTTACAAAGTGGTAGAGATACCAATAGAAGAGATAATTACTAAAGCTAAAAACTCTATGGAAGACGCTATACAAAAACATATTAATGATACTGTAACAAGTAAAGGATATGACAATGAGAACTCTATAGCTAAATATCTGGTACAAGAAAATCCATTTTATGATGAGTGTAAAGCTATTAGTTTATGGATAGGGTCTGTATGGGTTAAAGCATTTAGTATTCAGCAAGATGTAGAATCAGGTATTAGAACTATGCCAACAGTTGAAGAGGTAATAGTTGAATTGCCAATTTTAGATATAATATAAAGATAATCACATAACTATTATTTGTTAGCGTGCGTAATAGTTATGTGTTAAGGGATATAATGGAAGATATAAAACAATCACTTTTAAAGAATAGAGATTTATTATTAGATATAAAACATCAAGATTACGAGCATTTTAAACAAATGGAAAAAAATCAAGGTGAAATAAAATCTAGTATGGGAGTTATTTCTAATAAAGTGATTGTTTTATTGTTATTAGTTGGTATTGTTTTAGGGATTAATATGTGCTACTATAAAGATTTAGTGTTAAGCAATTTACAAAATGCAACAGATGTTGTAAGATTTATAATGAGGTTAGGGAATGAATAGAGATAGAATAAATTTAATATTAAAAAATTGTGATAAAGAGCGTACTTTAGTTAATAAAGAATTAGACAAAGTTAAACCAAATGTTTATAAGCAAGAGATTATTCTAGCTTTAGTTGTTGGTTTTGCTGTTGGTTTTTTTGCAAGTGGAATAGAAATTGATGTACTTAGATTAATACAGGATTATGTTTATGGGAATATTTAGTAACTTTTTTAGTGATGAAACAAGTAAAGTTGTTGATAGTGTTGGTTCAACTATAGATAAAGTCTTTACAAGTGATGAAGAGCGTTTAAAAGCTCATAATCTACTAGAAGAGATAAAAGTTAAATCCAAAGAGATTGATTTAAAGGTTGATGAACAGATAACTAAAAGATGGAATAGCGACAATGAGCATATAATCACAAGATTAGTAAGACCATTTAGTTATATTGCTATGTTATCTTTATTTATTTATATGGTAATAGGTGGGATTGAGATTAAAGACGCTTTTATTCCAGTTGTTGAAACTATAATTATTACTATGACTTTGGCTTATTTTGGTGGGCGTTCGGTTGAAAAGACTACTAAGTTTATTAAGGGGAAATAATGGATAAATTAGATTTAGCTTTAATAAAACTATGGCAAGTAGAGTTTAGCAATGAACCCGCTAGATTCTTACACATTAATCCAACGGAAAACTATTTAACTTTAGGCGGAATAGCCGAAAAGTATCATAAACATGATATAGATTGGGCTTTTATAAGACGATTATTGGAACTATGTAATAATTCTATTACAAGAGCCTCACGAATGTTATATTATGATAGAGATACACAAGATTCTATTAAAAAAATATACAAAAATGAATATTTTGATAAGTTGAGACTATACAATATAAAAAGTCAAAAAATGATTAATGAAATATTTTTATTTGGTGTTCATACGGGGGTTAAAAACGCCGCTAGAACAGCTCAAAGAGTTGTTGGAACTATAGATGACGGATTTATAGGTAAAGTATCAATTGCTGCTTTTAACAGGTATAATGAAGATAGGTTTGATAGTGAATTTGATGATTTAGAAATGGAGTATTATAAAAATATTACTAAAAAAAATGATAGTATGAAAATATATCTAAATGGATTTAAAAATAGGAGTGTTTATGTTTAAAAATATTAAAGTTTTATGGACTGTAATAGTTATACAGATGGTTACCATAGTGGTTATGAGTGGGTTTGTGGAGATTAAGATAAATCTACCAATGATGGATAACACCAGCTATGATGAACCACTCGCAAATAAGAGTGTTGATAATTAGTAGTTTGTATTTCATTTGCTAAAATCTAACCACTCTATAACAAACTTTTTAAAAGTATCTTCGTTATCAATTAACACTTCTGTACTGTAACCTTGGAAATATTGAATTGTAATACAATTTTCACCATAATATTCTGATTTTTCAAATGTCATATTTCTTATGTGTTTATATGGTATTACATAAATCTTTATTTCATCATTTATTTGTATTTTGTGTTGTAAGTTATTTTCGTTCATAATTAAATACTCCAAATATTCTATATTTATTTCCCACTTTTATATATATTATTATTCCCATAACCTTTAGGTATTCAATATCTCCGGCACTATTTATTTCCCATAGCATTAAAAACCTCCGTTATCATTTTATTTATTTTATTCATCTTTTATCCTTTTTATATATCTAGTTGTGTTTGTCTCAAACAATTATTCTTATCACTAAGCTTTTTTAACTCATTATTTTTATAATCTCTTAATATCTTATCCTTATTAATCATACAAATTTGAAGTAATTTATTATGGCTTATTTGATTAGTGATACACCATCTATCCAAATCATACCTTTGTCGTGGTGTCATTTTAAAAGCAATTGATTTAGTGGTTTTTCTTTGTTCAAAGTCTTCAAACTCGTACTCTTCAGCTAAATCATCTAAATTCTTTGCTAAAACCCCTCTAATATCTTTTTTATGTGTTAGTTCCACTTCATAAGCAGTTGTTCTATACACTTTATAATCGTTATCTTCATTTAAAGGTATGTAGGAGTGATTAAATTCAACTTTGTAATGTAGTAGTTTAATAGTATCTATTTGATACTCTAAGCCAAGTATATGATAGAAATGGTTAGTTTTTTTATCTAATAAGTAATCATTGTTTTTGATGTTTAATATTTGTTGTTGTTCTTTGGTTATTGTTAGCATTTAATCCTCTATAAGTGTAAAGCTACTTTTAAAATGTTCTACTGTTCTAACAAATTGATTTTTTATTTTATTATCAATAAAATGTTTTCTATCATCACTTGATAAAACCTTAACATATGATACTACCGGTATTTTATTTGATTTAAAAGCGTGTTCTATCAGTAAAGCTATATATATTCCGCCGTCTTTATGCTTCCATTCACTCCCAAATGGTATTTCGTATTTATCATTTAAACTTTTATTTGCCATCACAAATACCTCCCCATAATATCATCAATGCACTCTCCATCATCTACACGCTCTTTCAACTTCTTAAAAGCATACTTTAGTGATGGTACATACATCTTTTTTGAAGTATGATTCCAAAACTTCTTTTTATCTAAAGTTTTTTCACCTATAAAGTCCTCGTAAGTGGCTGAGTTGTCTAGTTGTTGTTTTAAAGTTGATACTGCCACTTTGAACCTTTATATGTGATGTAATGCTTCTTCCCATTTAAACAATAAACAACATTCTTTTTATTATAACCCTCTGGCAAATCGTCCAATGTTTGGTATTTGTTTATTACTTCATCGTTTTGTATCTCCAAAATCCAAGGATAAAGATCATCAGCTTCTTTGATAATCTCATCTTTATATTCCATAGCTAAATTCAATAATAAGAATTTAGCTGGATTTTCTTTTTTCATTGTACTAAATTTTCTATAAGGCTTTATCCCTACAAAATTAGTTATGTTTTGATATCGTTCGTATTTTTTCATATTGTATTATAGCATTTTAGGGATTAAAAAAGGCTTAGTTGTATATCTTTAGATACATTTTCATCTACACTACAAAATAACTTCTCTATAACTTTATTTGTAGTAGTTGCACTTAAAGAGCTAGTATGTTCAATCTCTAATACACAAGGCAAGTGACACTCATAACTACTAATATACACTTTAAAGCCCTTATCTATTAATGTATCTACCCATTTATAAAACTCTTTATGATTAATATCTTTTTCATATTTACCTGTGTTTTCATAAGGTGGGTCTAAATAAATTATAGTTTCGTTTGGTGGTGTTGTGAATTGTACTTGTTCATATGATTGGTTTGTTATGTTTAGGTTTATGTTTGCTAAATCTATTAGACAATTTAATCTTTCAAAGTGTTGCAACCTTTCAAAATGCTCTGGTATATTGCTATTGTTTTTTGATATTTTTAAATATTTATCTAATCTTTGTAAAATATCCTCATCAAACAAAGCATTATTATCTAAACTAATATTAGTATCAAACTTATCATTAATGGCTTTTAAACTATCCTCACATTTATTTATAATAACATTATGCAAAAGCTTTTTATCAGCTTCTGTATCTTTGCCATAAATATAATCCTTTTGATTATTCCCAAAACTCCAAACAACTTTACACAGTCCACCTAAAAAATCATCTTTATCTTTATTATCTAAAAATGTTTGTCTATCTATGAATTGATAATATTTATCTGTAATGCCATTATCTCTAATGTCTTTTAAAAGTGATACTACACCACCATTAAACTCATTGTAAAATACTTTTTTAATTTGATGTTTTTGTATAGCTTCAAAGCTTATAGCTCCACCACCTCCAAATACATCATAGAAATATTTAACATCTTTATTTTTCTTTAGTATATAGTTTACTATTTCATTTGCGATTTTTCTTTTGCTACCCATATACGGAAGCCCTAACTGTGGTTTATATTTCATTTTATCCTCTATTTGTATCATATTATCATTTCTAATAATAGACTTTTTATCAATACCAAATTTAAACCAACCATTTACAGTAGTTTTACATCTAGGTAAATCATAGTAAGTTGATACTCTTTTACCTTGCTTTATTAGTTGGAACTTTTTGTTTGTTTTTTTGTGTTGGTATATCAAAATAGGCTCATTTGCTTGTGTAACTCTTCACTAAATAACCCAACATTGCAATCTAAAGCGTCCTTATGTTCTTTAATTCTTTTAGTGGCTTTATCAAAATAATCTTTATCCATTTCAAAACCTATATAATTTCTTTTAGTGTTTAAACACGCTATTGCAGTTGTTCCTGAACCCATACAATTATCTAGGACTGTTTCATTTTCGTTTGTGTAGGTTTTTATTAGATATTCAAAGAGTGGGACGGGTTTTTGGGTTGGATGGATATTGTCATTATTACCTCTTGCAAAATCAAGTATATTTGTTGGGTAATCTTCATATTCAACATCTCTTTGAGAAGTGTGAGATGGTCTTGCCCCTATAACTCCGTCTTTTTTATCAGAGAATGGCTTAGGTCTTTTATGTATTTTATTTACTTTTGTTAGATTTTGTGGATTGTAAACCATTCTATTATCTTTTAGTAACGATTTATGTCCCATTGATGCTTTTGAAAATACACTTATATTCTCACTTCTTTTTAGTGGCATATTTTTAGCGTGTATAAAACCTGCAGATGTTGATTTTAACCATATCCAATCATATTTAAATAGTTCTATTTGACTGGCTCTTAATGATGTACTAAATGGTTCTGAACCAAACAGTACAATCGCCCCATTATCCTTAATAACTCTCTTATATTGCTCCCACAAAGGTTCAAAAGGGACAACTGAGTCCCACGCTGAATCAATAGTACCATAAGGTAAATCACAAAGTATCATATCAACACTTTTATCTTCTATATCTTGCATACCTATTAAACAATCCATATTATATACTTTATTTAATTCTAGCATTAAAAATTCTCCTAATTATAAAGTTACGCCCTATACTAACAACAGTAAAAATAAGCGTAACTTGTAAACTATCAAACATTGATAACTGCATACCATAAACACTATTAAGTATCAAAAGTGTTATGTAGCTTATAATAAAGCCTGCTAAGGTATTGATGTTAGCTTCGATAAATGATTGTTTTTTGGTTTGTTTCAAAACTCCATCCTTTCACTATCATCATCTTCAACCTCAAACAATTCATTATCATTTATTGGATAATAATTTTCACATTTATAATCATCTTCAACCTTATCTGCATAATCTTCACTAATTGGATTTACACAAATATTATTAGCATTCCACCTACAATCCTTACAACTCCTCACCTTTAACCTCCCCATTTTCTACTAAACTGCTTTTATTTATAAACTGCCCTTGGTATTTTAAATCCAAATCAATTAAAGCTCTCTGTCTTATTTCAAAAGGTGCTGAGCTTGTCATAATATTTTCTCTTTTTTGTTCGTATTCTTTTTTAGTCACTTCTCGCTCCTAACAACCGTAAATTCATAATCATATTTATTAAAATCAAAACCATCTAACATATTAACTGCTTCCACATAATAGTTGCAATGTTGTTCAGTATGCGTATGATATTCCATATGATTTAAAACCTCTTGTAGAGTAATAGCTATATCTTCACATTGTTTTTTTAAGATAATATCATCTGTTTTATATGATAACTGTTTTAATGTAGCTAACTCGTTTATCATTTTATCTTTTAGTATTTTCATAATCTATCCACCAATTTATTAAATATTTTAATTGTATTATAATACAGCTCTTTATCTATATCTTCAATTTCCATTAGCATTTCAGAAGTATTAATATGACTAAATTTAACTCTTAGACTCAAATCTCTTTCAATATTAAGCATATAATCTAAAGCACACACACTTAAAGCATTTGGACTGTAAAAGATAGTTTCAATATTGTCTTTATCTCTCATTTTAGGTGTACCATCTTCGTTTTTAATAGTTAATAAATCTTCAAAATATAATTGAGTCTTTTTTAATTTAGCTGTTAATAAGTCAGCTTCCGCTTTTGGCACTTTTAAACATTTGTATTTAGTATAGTATCTTTCAACATTAAATATAACTTTTTCAAACTCCACGCAGTCATTAAACTTTTTATGTGATATTTCATCAAAAGCCATTCGATTAAACCAGCTTAATAATGTGTTTAGTGTTGCGTTTTTATAAACTTGATTAACACCATTGTACCGTATATTGTTTTGTTGTTTTAATAGCTCTACTTGCTGATTTGTCATATTTATACTCATTTATCTCTCCTTACTTTACCTAAAAGTACATAATCATCCATTGATGGAGGTATGTTTGTATTGTGTAGTTTGTTGTGCTGTAATACTAAATCTTTATAATATCTAAAAAATTCATCACTAGTATTTCCATATAATTGTTTTCTTGTATCCATTACACAATGGTCTAAATCTGTAACTATTACACTTAAACACTCGCCATAAAATCTGCTTTGATGCGGTTGCATTTGGTCTGCCGGACGCCATATTGCTTCTTTATAAGGACAATCATCTCTGTAATATACTTTATTGAAGCTATATCTTATTTTATTTTTATGGGCATCAGCAAACTCTTCACCAATATAGAAGCTTTGTCCTTTTTTTAGTGGTGACCAATATAATATAAACTCATCTACATCAAGTATACTAAAATTCTTTATTGTTATTCCGATTATAGGTACAATAATATACTCAACTTCACCAACTTTTAAATCTAAAAGTCTATCTTTTGTTATTTGTGGTAACTGTATATTTTTCACAACCGCACCCCTAAAAAACCACATACTCTGCTTAATAAAAAGCCTTTAGTACCGTTCGTTTCGTATTGGTTAATCTCTTGGATTAGTTGGTTTCTTAGTTGTTGTATCATTTTAGTTCCTCAATAATTTCTTCTATCCCATATCCGTCTTTAGCGTCAATTAAATCAAGTATATCTTTCATCCCCTCTTCATACTGAGATAAATCATCATTATCATACTTTTTATAAAGTAATTTTAATAATATTTTTATTTGTTGTTCCATTTTCTCTCTCCTTTTAATTTGTGTAAACACATAGCAGTACACACTATCAAAATGTACTGCATCTATTCACATCTACTATTAATACTGTTAAATGACCTTAGTCAAAACCTCTTTTGTAAGTGTATTATATACCTTTAGAGATTAAATATCGCTTAAACTTATCAACACCATCGACACAACCGTAAGCTATAAAATAATCAAAATTCATAATTTCTAACTTATTCATAAACTCTTTTTGTACTTTAGATATTGTTCCGCCTTTTTTTCTTTTAAACTCTACAAATAAAGTTTTAGCATTTGGCATAAGGATAATTAAATCTGGACAGCCTGACATCAAACCCTCATCTTTTAATCTTTTAGCTTCAAATTTATTTCTATTCCCACCATTTGGGATACTAAATATAATATACTCTTTATAAGTGGCTCTAACCCACTTTACAAAGGCTTTTTGTTCTTGATGTTCTGATTCCATTTATTTATACTTCCATATACTGTTTGTTTTTCTATCAGGCTTTCCACTTTTTAAACTTCTTTCCATACTGAATCCATTTATTCTATATGCACTACTAAAAGATACATATTCTGCTAATAAATTACCATTTATATCAAATTGCAAAACAGGTTTACATATTGCTCCACTTTTATTTAATCCATTTAAGATATCATTATTTTGATGAAGTTGATTGTCTTTCCAAGTTCCTAATTGTATATTGTCTAATGAATATGATTTGTAATCATCTTTTCTATCAACAGACGGCTTCATCCATTTGTCAAAATTTGACTTCACATAATTATCATATATTTCTTTATATCCATTATCGTATAACCAGTCTTTTAACTCTTCTTTTGTATATGATGGTAAATCCATACCTCTTGCTTTACTGTTTGATTTTTGAGTCTTATATATAACTCTAATAACACCTTTTTCTGTTCTATCATATGAGTTTTCATTTTTTGATATAGTTTTTGGATTGTCTTTAGTGTCTTTTTTTGTACACTCTTTGCATTTGCCTAAGTATCCATCTAGCATTTGTTTATGTCTATAATATTCAGTAATTGGTTTATCAATTCTACATTTGAAACATTTTTTAATCTTCATTTTTTCCCTTTCTAAAATGGTTTTTATTTTATTATTATACCATTTTAGAAGTTAATCGTAGCTTGGGTATAGGTGCTACTCTACCTCAACTAAAAGGTATTTCGTCTGTATCCATATCAATAACAGGCATATCCTCACTTGTTGGCTCTTCACCCCCTTTAAACTCAGGAATAGCATCTAACTTATCATTAAACTTACTATACTCATAAGACTTAATATCTGCATAGTTTTTACCATTGTATTCACGCATAGCAACAGTACCTATAACATATCTACCGACCCAGCTCTCAACATCATAATGCTCAGGGGATTTTAAAGCGATTTCTAATTGTTTTAATTTCCATAGCATATTTTTAGCTAAAGAAAATCTTTCTATATGTGAGTAGATAACTTCTTTATTTTCAGGTTGAAATGCTTTAAAGTGCATTTTAAATTTTTCACTGCCCTCATCATTAAAACCATCTAATTCAATCTTTTCTATTTTAAAAATATAAGTTCCTGCTTTTTCTATATAAGATGCTGGTGGTGTTAGTTCCACATTTTTAGTATTTACGATTAATGCCATTATATAATATCCTCTACTTTTGCTTTATTTATTAATTTATTAACTATCACTTGATTTGTAATAGTTAAACCTGTTGCTCTTTTATATTCAATTTTTAACTGCTTTAGCTTGTCAGTTGTTTGTTTAGTAATTTTAATAGCGTTACTCATTTCCATTTTCAAACTCCAATAACAATTCATCTAATTTATTATTTATTACATCTTCAATATTTTCATCATTTACATATTTTTCGTAAAACTCTTTCATCATGCCATTTGTCAATCCCCTTTTTCTTAATTTTGCTGCTAGTTCTGTTTTTAGCGTGTCTATATTTTTTGTTTCTATTATTTCGCAATCTTCTACTTGTTCTGCCTCTATTGGTATATCTTGGGCTTCGGTTTCACTCATAAAGCCATTTAAACATACTGGATATAAAGCCTTAACCCCATCTGTTATAACTCTTGCTCTCAACATATTTGATGGATATTTTTTCCATACAGGATTACTGTCATAAAGCCCTGCAGTTTTTGCTTTTTTAATATCCCAACTTATAGTTAATTCTCCTCCTTGTGGATGTGAAAATTCGGCTTCGCAAATATTATCATCTGATTTTAAATATTTTATTTTTCCACCACTTTGTTGAAATCTACTTAAAACCTCTGTACTTTTTAAAGAGGGTTTCCCATTTATTATATGATACTGTTGCATAGCGGTCATAGGGTGCTTGTTTTCAGCTTGTGCTAGTAACATTAATGTCATAGCTTGATTTTCATTTTTAAAGCCCATAAGTCCACTCATTGTTACTGTTTTTGACATTTGTCTTACTTGGTCTATTGGTATTAGTTCCATTATCTTACTCCTAAATTTGTTCTTTCAATTATTTTTGCCCCGTCTATTGTTGCACCTTTTATCAATTCATATTCATCTAATAAAGTATTCAATGATAATCTTAAATCAAGTGCTTTATCTTTTAATTGCAACAATACTTGATCCTCAAATAATTCAGTAACGATATAAATATCTTCATCTTTTTTGTATTCAAATCCTATCTTTGGTGTTGAGTCCAATAAAGCTTTTTTAATCTTAGTCTTATCAGCTTCATACTTAATTTTAAGCCATTCACGACTTAACTCATTTTCATCAGCTTCAACACTTTTACTATTCATAGTATAAAAACTAAATTTATCTGTTTTTATTTTACCGCCTGCTAAAGTTAAAGCTCCTAGCATTAATGATTTTAATACCTTTGTTTTGTTATCAAGTGCAACTGCTTTAGAAGTTAATCTTTTTGCTTCTGCTCTTAACATATCAGCATTAGATTTATTTTGTTTAATAACATAATTACAACTATCTAATTTATTCGATAATTCATCTTCTATACTTTCAAATAAAGATGCTATTGCTTCATCTTCATTTATAACCTCACCTGTATCTTGGTTAAAAGATACATCATTCATTAAATCGTTTAATACTTGGTAGTTAATACCTATCTCAAATAAACTTGCCATTCACTCTCCTTTTTGTTGTTGTATAAGAATTATAGTATAAGAAAGATTAGATTTACCTTAATTTATTATATAATTCATTATATTTTTTATTATAAGTTTCTAAATCGCATTTAACTCTCATTTCTTTTTTCATATATCCTTTTATATTAATAGACGATTTAAAGAATATAGTCATAATCCCATCTTTATATGGTGGGTGGATATTATTTGGTTGCCATTGCAGGGTTTCTATATTCTTAATATCTATCATACAAACATCAATTTACTTATTTTATGACCTTTTTTTGATATTTCATTTATAGCTTTAATACTATCTTCTGCTGTCATATTTTTATTTTTTAAGTGTTCCATTAATCTATCTGAATACTGCCACTTGTAACCACATTTTTTACACTCTATTTTTAGTAATAGTTTTACATCTTCCCAAGTCTTACCAACTTTAGCTTGTTCCTCTTTTATCTCTACTAGCTCTTTATCATTTAATAGTATTTCTCTTCTTATACTTTTTTCGCCACAACTAGGGCATACTTTAGTAAATTCTATACTATCGTTTGTTTTAATCATCTCAACTTCAACTTCTAATAAGTTATATTGGCAAGATGTACAAGTTGTATCTATAATAGCTTTTAGTTTGATGTTCTCCTCTATCTCTTCTAATCCACAATCACATGTATATTTGCTACTAACTAAATACTCAAATTCATTTATATCTTTTATATCTCTTGATACTAATTTCATAACTTTACCGCACACACACTTTTTAAGTTTATCATCTGACTTGGTCTTGTTAAAATCTAATCTGCTCATTGGATTATGTTCTGTTCTGTTATAAACATCAGCACAATCTAATATTAAAGCATCATCATTTGGCGACTTTGGATTGATTCTAGTAGCTCTACCTATACACTGAATAAATAAAGGTATAGACTTCATAGGTCTTGCAAATATAATACAATTGATAGACGGTATATCAACTCCAACTGTTACCATATCAACAGATACTAACACATCTATAACACCATTTTCTAAGTTATCCAGTACCGAATCATTGTTCTTTTTAGAGTGCATCGAATCAGCTTTAACATTTGCTTTTAAAAATTCATTCTTTAAGTTTTCACAATGTTCCGTATTAACCGCAAACACAACAACTTTTCTATCACTTGCAAACTTTTTATAAGTACCTACAATATCACTATGGACAGATGCTTTATCCATTAACTCAAAAGATTGTTTTTTATTGAAATCTCCACCTTGCACTTTTAAATTATTAGTTGATACTTTTGGCATTGACATATACTTAATCTTTTTAGCATATCCTTGTTTGATTAAATCAGGAAGTTGTACACCATCAACTATAGCATCATAAGATGGTATTTTATACCCATTAGAATCAACTGGAGTTCCTGTTAAGGTTATCATATATCTAGCATTTATATTATTCTTTAACTTAGATGTACTTCCCCAGTTCTCATCAACTATCACTAAGTCATATAAATCTGTTGGGACTTTTCCGTGCTTTTGTAAAGTCCCATAAGTTATATCTTTATTTAATTTGTCAAGATGTGGTTTTATTTGTTCGATTAAAATATTTCTAAATGTAAAGAAGCCTATTTTACCTTTTGAATTTTCTAAAATCATTCTAGCTATTAAAGACTTGCCCGAACCAACAGATAAAGCGAGGGCTACAGACCTATTCCCTTGCTTTAAAGATTCTCTACAGTCATTAACTGCTTTTATTTGATATTCTCGTGGCTTCATCTAAAACATCTCAGGCATTTCAACACTATCGTAATCATATGTTGTTATTTGTGGTTCTGAATTATAAAGTAAACTATACTTTTTACCAAAAGGTGCTTTTTCTGCACTCCATAATTTATCAATATTGTCTTTTAGTATTTTGGCTATGACTTCTTTTTTAGCAACGTTTTTAAATCTGGCATTTATTGAACTTGTAAATGGTTTGTTTTCTTTATTAGATAAATAAGTTTTTATTTGATTTGTTAAATCATCATCATCTATAAATACAACTTCTTCCATTTGTGGTTCATCATCTGTTCCTATTTCAACACTATTTATAACTCTAGTAGCAAAATCAATATCAATATCATACATATTATCTTTTTTATCTGACCTTGATTTTTTAACAAAAGCTTTTACATTTCCATTATTATTTGATAAAATAAGCATATTGTCAGTAATAGCTTCAATAATTTGTGAACCGATATAATTTCTTTTCCCATTATCATCTGCAGCTTTTAAAGTATGATGCAAAACAATAATAGTAGCACCAAATCTATCTCTTATTAATTTAAGCATTAATAGAAAATCTTTTGAACTTGTATCGTCTCCTATTGTACCTTGTGAAAAGAATTGTAAACCATCTAATATAATAAGTGTTTTATCTCCACTGCCTTTTGGCATAAGTGTTAAACTTTTTAAAGCATTTACCATATCTTCAATAGTTGATTTTATTCCATTAAAATAAGAAAATTTATCACCATAGTTTTTGGTTAATCTTTCAATAGTATCCTTAACATATCCAACTGAACTATCAGGGTCAAAAAATAAAGCATTTTCTATTTTCTTATCATCTAATAAAGATTGTGTAATACCATAAGTAAGTGCCGATTTACCTGCATTTGGTGGAGCTACAATCATTGTTATATTGTTTTTAATAATAAGTTCAGGATATAAAAATTCTTGATTTTGCGCAGCCTCTATATCTTCTAAAGTAAGTGGTGATATTCCTTTGAAAAAAGTATCTTTCCAATTTACAACTTTAATATCTTCACTAATAATAAAATTATCAAAAGCATCTTTAAATGTTTTTAAATCTTTAAAGCAATATGTATAATCTGTAAAATCCTTACTGTCACACTTTGTTATCTTTTTAAACTCTTTATGGTTAAACCATATTTTTTCACTAACACAATCATCATATAACTTAACCATGCTATCTTTACCATCATCATCATCTATAAAGATACATAACCTATCTTTTAATAAATCATTGTCTAATTGATAATTAGCTTGTGGTAATGCTATAACACTATATCCACACATTAAAGCTGTTAAGAAGTCCCTAGAACCCTCTACTATTAAAGTTATTTTATCAGTTGTTAATCTGCAATATGGATAATTGCTTTTAGTTCCACTAATAGCATTCCATTTAACCATTTCACCATCAAAATTTGGTTTTCTTCTATGTCTAAAAGTATGAATATCGCCTTTTTCATCAGGTAAAGCAACTATACAAGTATCGTGCACTTTATCATATCTAACTAAATTCTCAAACTCTTTTTTATCTTGTTCTGATGCTTCGTGAATTAAGTAATCAGGAATAATATCAATTAAATGTTTTTTATGCTTTTTATAATTAATATCATCATAAGAAGTAGCTTTAAACATTGCTAATACTCTTTCAGGCGATGGGTATTTCTTTTGTGGTACTGTTACTATCTCATAATCGTTTTTACTATCTATATTGTATTCATCTTTTAAAAACTTAATAGCTTCACTTGTACTTTTATTAAGTGCTTTCATAACTAAGTCTATTGGACTTCCACCATCTTTTGAACCAAAATCAGTCCAAGTATTAGTGTCTTTATAGAATTTTATAGAACTTGTTTTTTCTTCTCTAATAACATTGTTTTTAGAAGATATTATATTTCCTCTACCGTATGGTTCAAATCCTAAACTTGTAGCTACTGATATAATATCAATAGCTCTTATTTTATCTAGTTCTGACATATAAGAATCCTTTTTGTGCCATTTATAAATTTTAAGTATTGATTTTAAGTGAGTAGATGGCGGTCTATTTCACATCAATAGCTTATACAAACAAGGCAAGACCGCCAAGTTTTGATGACCTTGTTTGCTTGTATAAACTATCGTTTTGTATTGAAATTATATACAATTAAAGATAAGATATAACTTATAAAAGTAAATTAGTTTTATTTAAGCCCTTGACTTTTTAATTTTTTTATATATAATTATGCTTTAAGCATTCCCCTATAGGGAATTAGCTAAAGCGTTATAATTATATATAAAGATTCTAAAACGCTATTTATATAAAAAAATTATTTTATTTCTATCAAAATTCAATCTTATTCGATAAACATTCGGTCTCAGGGCTTAGTTATTTTATTTTTTATTTCTTTTTAATCTTTAAAATGATACAATACATAATATAAACACAAAGGAGAGAAATTGACTAAAAAAGAAAAGATTAAATTGTTGCAAGAGCAAAATGAATTTTTAAAAGTTAAGGCATTAGAAGCTATTAATTTAAAAATAGAAAATGAAGAACTAATTCAAGAGATAGAAACTTTAGAAATGATGTTATGTAAGCAAGATGCAGTTATCGAGTATTTAGAGAATAGAAATGTATAACTGGGAAGAAGACAAGGTTAATTATATTTGGTACATAAGTTTTGTTGCTGCTGTTGCAGTTGTTAGTTATTATTTATTAGGATAGGGAAATGACAAAAGAACAATTAAAAGAAGCAATTGATTTATCAAATTTAATAGATAAGTTTGAAAATGCTAAGGAGTGTAATTTTAATATTCAGATAAATAGTTATGATATTACAGATGCACAATTAAGACCATCAACACAAAGTGCTATTAAAGAATTACTATTAGAAGAGTTGGATTTTTTAAAGCAAAAATTTAGTAAATTATAAAAAGGAAAACTAGAAAATGGAACAACAAAAATTAATTACAATTACACAAGAGCAGTATGATATGCTTTTAAAGGTCGTAGAACTAGCTGAGAAGCAAAAAGAGGAGTTAGATCAACTAAAGACACCATCAGATGGTTTGGATATGGAAAGATTAAAAAGCTTAGTTGATACTGTTGAAGTTGTTGATACTTTGAGTGATGCTGTTAGTGTTTGGGAAGATAGGTAAGTATGGCTAAACTTAGTGATAGACAAAAGAATAACATTTTTGATAAATGGAACACTGGAAGCTACACTAAAACCCAACTAGCAAAAGCATATAAAGTTAGTGAGAAAACGATAAGGGATATAGTCGGAAAAGAAAAGCCTACAAACTCCCATTTTGTCGAGGCTGGAGTATTTTTGGAAACTGCGAAAAAGTCCGAAAAAAGTCCGAATGAAATTAAAGCAATAAATCAAGCAATAAAATACGAGTTAGACAGTTTAGAATATAAGCAAAACAATAAGGTTTTAGTTCACGATTCAGCCAAAGAAGTTTTAGGTATGATAATGGATAAACTAAAAAATGGTAAGGCTTCAAAAGTTATTACTGAGGGGCTAGGTGATGGAATGTCAAGAGGTGCAGAGATTGAATTCGAGCATCAAATAGAACATTATGATAAAGCAATTAATGCAATAGAAAAAACTGCTAAGATATTTGGAGTTATTGAAGATAAAGCGTCTGTTCAAATTGCTAATCAGAATCAACAAGAAGTAAATAATCAAAATTTAGAGGTTGTTTATAAGTAGATGTTAATGGAACGCAACAAATCGCATAAGTTAGTATTTGAAGATGAGAACAGATTTTTAATATCTTATGGAGGAGCTGGATCTGGCAAGAGTTATTCGGTAGCTCAAAAGATATTAACTAGAATACTAACAGAAGAAAATCATAAGTTTCTTATTTGTAGAAAAGTTGCAAGGACTTTAAGAGTATCAGTATTTCAATTATTTAAAGACTTAATATCTCAATTAGGTTTATATGATAAATTCAAAATAAATAAATCAGATATGACAATTACTAATATTTCAAATGATAGTGCATTATTGTTTTTTGGACTTGATGATATTGAGAAATTAAAATCTATACA